GGTTTAACTGGCCAAACGGGGTTAGCCGGATCAACGGTGTTAGCCGGTAGATCGCGGAGTGCTTGGCGGTAAGACCGCATCTCGTCAGTCAGGGTTGAATCAGCCAGAGCGAGGTAGTCGGTTTCGGTAAGGAGTTGGTTGCGGCGTTGACGTAGTTCTTCCCAGGGTTGCTCGGCAGTAAGGCGTGCAATCTCCGCTTGTATCTCAGCTTCAGTTGGTTCTGTTTGAACTTCGTCTAACCACTCAACAACATCTCCGATCACTCGGCAAGAGCATCCAGGGCGAAGTGAGGCAATAGCTTCAATTTTTGTTGTCATGCCTTGATCTCCATTAGAACCATAGTGCTTGGAGTTGTATTCCAAGTCAAAGTGCAGTTAGTTGAGCTATCGGCTTTGACCTGAGTGTTGTACGAAACTGAGTTGCCAAGAGTATAAGTAGGGGTATCTAAGTGCGTCACGCAAACATTCCCCCACAAAGCGTGAGCGCCGCTACTACTGTCCGTCTTGTAAATACCTTTTTGATATTCTTTTAAATCCGTAGTACCCCTTCTAAGCTTTAATCTGCCAGAGGCAGTGTTAATTGTGCTATTTAAAACGTAGTGATATTGAGAAACAAAAATCAGGATGCTGCTGCCTGCCGCTACTGGTGTAATTGTTGCTGACAACCCAGTGTCGTTGTAGCTAGTGGCGGCTGTATTTATAACAGAACCTTGAGTCTCGTTAAGAGCATGAACAACCTGCAGAATTTCAGGAGACGTAACCGTTGCCCAGCTCAACGCCCCAGCGCCATCGGTGCTCAGAACCTGATTCGCATCCCCATCGTTGTTGGGTAGGGTCAGCGTCACATCAGACGCAATGCTGCTAGGAGCATCCAGCGCGATGTAGTTGCCGCTGCTGTTTTTAAGTCGCAGTGCCATTAGCTGTCACCTCCCTTGGGGTATTTAGCCTTCACGGCAGCACAGGCGGCGTAATACTCGTCCAGCTTAGTGCTATCGCCGGTTGAGTTCCAGTACAGGGCATCGGCTAGTTCAGCCATGCTGGGATACTCCGGTGCGCGTTGGCGCTGGTAGGCAGTGGCAGCACGTTCTGCTGCAAGTTCTGCGGCAGCTGAATCGACAAGAGCTTGGTCAAGAGTAATTTGGTTGCCGTCGGCGTCGAAGGCTCCAGTGCTGTCGTCAATACGAACAACGGTGCCAGCGTAAGCTCTGTAGATAGCGTCGTGATTGTATGCCATTAACCTGCTACCTCCATAACAATAATTGACGAAGCCGTTCTGGATTCATAATCTGCGTTGTTAGTATCGTTTGGACCCCTATTAAGCCAAACAGTGCCAGAAACGTAGTTAGACCCTTGGACTTTGTACGTCACTGGCGACGTAGTGCCGGGACTATCCAAGTAAGAAAATGAAACAGGAACAGACGAATAACCACTGTGGTAAGTCACAATATAAGTAGAAGTAGCTTGTGGTCTGCTTCCGGCAGCGTCTCCAATAAAAATGGGTGTAGAGTCCCTCATCAATCTTTGTTTTACGTCGTAACCATTGCTGTTGCTTAGCTGTAACTTGCACAAAATCAAGATTTTGCTTGAAGTGCTACTAGGTGTAATATCTACAGAAAGTCCAAAATCTGTCCAAGCAGTTCCAGTAACGGCACTGCTAACATCCGTTTTTTCGGTTTGAACAACCTGCAAAATACTTCCAGCAGGCAGCGAATCAATTTTCGCCGCAGTTACAGCGCCATTCGCCAGTTCAGATGACGTGATGATGCTGTCGTTTAATCCACCGACCGAGATGCCGGTGATTGTCCCAGTGCCGTCAATGGAAATTGCCATGGTTCAAACGATAGTCCAGACTTGACCGGAGGGCACCGTCACCGTGACCGATGAATTGATGCTAATCGGACCAGCCGACATGGCATTGGTCGATGCGGTCAGCTCATAGTCCGTGGTCACCGTTTGACCGTTTTCGTAGAAGATCTGGTCTGTACCGCCACCCGTGGCACCACCGCCACCGCCGATTGCGCCCCACGCTCCATTGGCGTAACCCTCAAAGGCGTTGTCATCGGTGTTGTACCGGAACATGCCATTGCTGGCAGTCGGTCGCTGAGCTGTCGTACCAGCCGCCACGTCGATGGCGCCAGTGCCGGTCATGTTTACATTGCCGGCAAAGCTCACCGTTCCAGTGAAGCTTGGAGCGGCCAGCGTTGCTAAGCCAAGGTTGGCACTGCCAATTCCGCCCGCTGATGAAATCGAAATCCAGGCGCTGTTGGCGCTATTGCGGATCTTGAGCGTATTGGTATTGGTGTCAGCCCAGATCTGATACGCGTATGTGGTTGCTGGCTCGGTACTGCTGCTGTTCTGGCTGACAATCGCAGCCAGCGCATTGTTCAGATCGCTCCTTACGGCCGCACCTGTGCCGTTAGCAATCACATAGTCGTGGGTTGCCACGGCACCTCAAGCGTGATTTCACTTACTTTAACCCGCCTTGCCATAACCCACAGCGCTGTACCGGAAGTCTCGGTCGATGGCCGCATCTGACGAGTTAAAGAACGCCACGTCAAAGCCCGTTCCAGTCACATTGGACAGTGTGAAGTAGTCGCCGCTCTGCATGTTCTGGGCTGTAATCCCAACTGTTGGCAGCTTGGTGTTACTGCCCAACAAGCTTGCTGTTCCAACGAAAAAGGCATTGGCAAACGTCACAGATTTAGTCCCGGCACCGCTGGCGATCGTGGATTCGCTTTGCTCAGTACGACGCGCAAACTGCGCTTTGTAGCCCAGTTCGTCTACCAAAATGTTCTGCGCAGTGTTGCTCGACTCCAGCTCTGCCTTGAACTGGAATGCCCGCGCCTTGAAGCTGCCGTTTGAGAACTCCTGCCAGCTCCCCCAAGTAGGCGAGCCAGTCGGGTCATCATCCGTTTTCCGCAGATAAAGCTTGGCATTCACCTGGTCAACCACGTCACCGTCGAAGTTGTCCCAGCTGTCGATGTTCTCTGTGCGAGCATCCAAGGTGTCCCCTGGATAGAAGCCGCGAGTGACGAACCTCCGCTCCAGATCAAGGGAAAACACGCCCTCAAGGTCGAGGGTGTTGGTAAATTCGTAGGTGCCATCAGCTTGGACATCACCTGAAAAGTCAAAACTGCTGATGTCGTCGAAGTCAGTCACTGAGTCGATCAGCTCAGTCCCGTCCAGTGCCAGTGCGTCGTATTCCGTGCTGTAGAAGCAGTCGGTTTTGGTGCCCTGGAACGGAGGTGAATCTTGGTCCTCTCTCCGCGACTCAAGCAGTAGACGCCCCAATGTGTCGGGGAGGTCAATGATGACGCTGGTTTCGTTCGTGCTCAGCCGACCGCCGTCATCGGCAAACTTGACCAGCACTTCCCCTTCAATCAAAGGAATCTTGGCGCTGGTGGCCGAACCAGCAACAGCAGGAATAAGGTCAACTGAGTTCGACCATGTAGCTGTGCCGTCAGTCAGGCTGGAATGACGGATGTAAACTTTGCCGCCGTGCTTAACGTCAACATCGACGGTTTCGTCCCAGCTAAGCGTGCCTTCTTTGTCGTTGGTGGCCTCAAAATGCAGGTTTTGTACTTGAGCTGGAACAGCAGTTTTGCCGATGCCCGCAAAGCTCAGCCCCGTGAACTCAGTTGACTGCCGTCCCAGTGCATTGATGCTGTAAATCTCAACGGTGTAGGTTGCGGCTCTGGTGTCGAGAATCTCGGCATCAGGCTTGGTGACCGTCATCTGCTCCCAGTTGTCGTTATCTGCCCGATAACGCACCTTGTACTGAGGGATGCCTTTGATGGCGCTCCAACTCAAGACGATCTTGACTTTGGCCTTGTCGTTTTGGGCGTAGAACTTCTCTTCCGCCTTCGGGTTTTCGGGTGGGTTGGGAATTGGGTTGAGGTTAGTAATGCTGCGTGATGCCAGCTGATAGCCACGCTCCACGTGGTCGTACTTGCTGGCGTTGTATTTCAACGCCGTGATCGCATACAGATGACCTTCCTTTTCTTGGACGGTCAGCACGCGATACTGCTGCGTTTGGATCGAATCTGTTTGCACGATCCAGACACTGTTGGCGTTTGGTGCAGATGAAAATGCCGCTGCAACCGTAATCGCAGAGCCGTTACGGGCAGAAATATCTCGCGTTTCAAGTGATCCATCCGACAACAACACCGACAATGTGGCATCACTGCTAGGTAGTCCATCAGCGTTATCGACCGTGATTACCTCCGTGGTCGCACTGTTGATCCGACCGCCATACCGAACGCCAGCACGCACTGGATCCTGTATGTCGATTACTGCGCCTGGACGCACCAGTACACCTGCGTCAATCGACGCGGTAAAACTCACAACGTCGGTTTCGTTTTGCTCTGAGAACAGGATCCATTGACCTAAGCGGTTCGCTTGGCCGCGTGAGGTGCAAGCAAACGCCTTGATCTGCGTAGCGACCCAGCCATACTTCTCAATTGCGTCACGGTCTTCAACAATCTCGTAGTTCTGCTCCCTGGTGTTCAGGTCCAGGTAGCTGACAACGGCAACCGTGTGACGAGTCTTTAGGTCAGAGCCCGCATAACTGAACCCTGGTTCCACCACATTGGAGCGGTTAAACAGATAGCTCGCATCGGTCGGCTTGTCCTGGGTCAGCGTCAACGTCCCAGTAGACCAATACGGTTGGGTGCGCATGACCGAGCACAGGTCATTGACCAGCTTGTATGCCTCGTACTGGTTTTGAATCAGTGCGTTGCAACTAAATCTGGCTTCCTGTCCGCCAAGTCCGTCATCAACCAGCGCGTTTGCATACTGAGATGCGGAGAAGAAAGCAAACTTGTCGAGTTGCGCCTCAGCAACGTGATCGCCAAAGCCATACCGCTTGTTTATGAGCAGGTCGTACAGAATCCACGCAGGGCACGTCGTCCACTGTGCAGCACCAAACGTTCCAGTCCAAGTGCCGCTATACGTCAGGCGGCCAGTAACCTGATCGACGGTGGCGTTGTTTGGGATCTTGACCTTGATGCCACGGATTCGATAGGACCGAGCAGGAATACTGTTGAACTGCTCCGCTTGAAAGCGGACACCCGCCAACGCACTGTTGGGATAACGCAGCTTCTGCTCAATAATCTCGGTGTAAGCAGCAAAAATCGTCGGGTTGACGTTGGTGTCGCTGCTATCGCCTGAAGTCCGGTTGATCCGAATATCGACCG